GATCTTCTGGATCGCTATTCCACTCGAAGGGATGAACTAATGCAGATCCTCGCCCGTCAGTCTGGCAGGCCTCTCTCGTTTAGCACTCGAAGCCTGCTTTCTGGAGATGAATAATTGCCGAGATATTACCGGGATATTTGCAGAGTTACACGGATATTACCGGGATATTTCGCATATACGAAACCAATTAGTTTTGTTTATAAACCTGATAAGTTATTGAAATCATCTGATTTTGCTGGCGCGCCCATCAGGACTTGAACCTGAAACCTACTGATTAGAAGTCACAGAAGCCTACCAGTAATCACCTAGTCTAGCGAGTCGTTTGCCGGGATATTGCCGAGATATTTGCAGTCGAATGCGTTTCGCAGATCGGTGACCTGATCATCGTAGTAGCCGATCGTGGTAGTGATGCTTGCGTGTCTTAAAGAACGTTTCACAAGTGGAGCAGCGAATCCGCTGTTGAACAGTCTTTTGCAATAGGAAGCGCGATAACCGTGGAGAGGTTTGGGGCCAGAGATCCCCAGAGATCGCTGGACCTTTCTCATTGCTGCAGTGAGCTCATTAAGGTGAGCCCAATATTTGTGGAGTAGATAGTGGTGGTCTTTTATTTCGTTCTCCAGGACTGGTTGCAGGATCTGAGGGAATACTATCAGCTGCTCTTTCCTCCCTTTGACTCGTTGGAGCTCGGAGTCACCGACTCGGATCTCTCGGGTATCGATCGAGACATCTTCCCAGGTGAGGTGGAGGAGCTCGGATCCTCTGAGCCCAGTGTGGCGTAGGACGTGGTGAGCTAGTCTTAATAATCTCCAGCGCTTGCCTTCTTCTTTCTTCCCTTCCAGATAATCTTCCAGTTGATCCAATTGCTGTTCTGTGAATGCAGCAACAGGTTTGGAGACCTCTCTGAGCATCTTGACCTCGACAGGCTGGGTCTTGGATCTGGCTGCAGACCAATTGGAGTAGACACGTACTGCTCGCAGGTAGCTATTGATACTCGCCTCAGATCGACCAGCTGCCTTCTCGTTGCTGATTAGTTGCTGAATCCCTTTCTCAGAGAGCTCAGGGAGTTTCTGGAGAGCATTCTTATAATCTCTATAGGTATTGGGGGAGCGAGTGTTGAGGATCATCTGAAGAAAAGCATCTCGTTCATCACTGGGGAGAACCTGGTCATTATCCTGGTATAATTTCTCGAGCAATTGATTTTTCCGTTGCTCAGATCGCCCACAGATCTGTTTTAGTTCCTCAACGGATATCAGAGTAACCTCCTTACCCGTCTCGTGATAGCGACCGATGTAGACGTTTCTGCTCGGATGTTGGTAAATACGGACTTTTTTTCTACCCATTTAAATTATCTATTGACGTCAATATATAAAATATATATATACACACAGGCAGTAGATATTAGCGGTATCAAGCCAATGCCAGCCAGCTTATTGATACCGTCCGTTAACCTAGACTATCTGCTGCCTACCTTAACCAATCACTCAATTACTTGGAGGACGTATGCACACTAAAGATAAAGTAGTAATCACCTTTTACGTAGACAAAGGTAATACCACAGACGAAATACTTAATACTTTAGACGTTTTACGGCTAGACTGGCAAGAAGGTCGTGTAGATGACGGCTCGATAGTTGGCAATATAAGTATTTCAACTGAACGTGAAGCTCGATATGTCCCACTTACGGCTGCTATACCTTATCGATCAAAATTGAACGAGTTAAAATCAAATTATGAAAAAGTAAATGCGATGCTTAACCGTGCAATGCATAGCAAGGTCAGCAAGTTATTATTTGACTCTCAAAAAGCTGAAGACGACTACGAAGTAATCCCCAGCTAATATCTAAACTACAGCACTCACGTCATTCTGACGATGAGTGCTACCCGTCCGATCAAGCCAAAGTCACTCCCATCATCTGGAGATACGGTCATCTCTCTATACTGCGGATTGTCTGAGATGATCCGTATCAAATTAAACTCTTTCTGTAATCTTTTAACAAAAGCTGCGTCCTCGACTCGAATCAGATAGAGCCCGTCACTAGTATAGCCACTGCTAAACTCCACACCGACAAAATCCCCGTGAGCGATCGTAGGCCACATTGAGTCTCCCTCCACTTTGACCAGCCCAACTTTCCCATTATCGGGGAGCCACTGCTTAGGGATCTGGAGCTCCTGTTTCACGTGCTCGATCCCTTGATACTCCCCGTGTCCTGCGGATACCCGGACGTTGTACTCAGGGACTTCTCGATATTGGCTAGTTGATAATTTCTCATTAGCAGGAATGTGCAAAGAAGGTTTACTTAAAAAATCTTCTAAAATCTTTACGTCTGTACCCTCCCGCACAAACAAGTCGCGGATTTCTATTAGATCTATTGTCCCTCGGATCTTTTTCGCATTAAAACTCGCAGGAGATTGCCCCAAATTCCTTGCTAGTTCAGCATCTGAGCGAATTTTAAGGGTTTTTTTTATGAAATTAACTAGTGGTGTTTGGTTCATCTTTTTTCCATTAGAAGTTTAAAATTTTAAAGATGGATTCAAATGCACTGATTAAAATCCCCCCCCCGTAAAAATTAAGTAACAGTGTTGATAAAAGTGAAAACGACTATTGACAGTTAAAAAATATCAATATATATATTTTGATATCAACATAAGTTCATTCAATATTTGAGCCCAGAAGGCAACTCCTCCCTCTTGCCTCTCGACAGTGACGTTGAGACTGGGCTCCCCCCAACACATAGGAGTGTGTGCCTACCCTGTCAGCCGTCAAGGATTGCATCCAGTGTGGGAAGCCTGTCCCAAAGGGTAGATACAGTCTCTGCTCTCGGACTTGCCGAGATGCCCAGAGACGAAATCCCAAGCCAGTGACGCTCGAGTGTGAGGTTTGTAAAAATTCTTATTCCTTTTTGATGACGGCTGCCAACTATCGGAGGAAGTACTGCGACGACTGCGTGAAGGTTTCAAAGCGCAGATCATACGCTGCCAATCGTCAGATGATGGGTGTCCGTAAGTATCGCAACAGTGATTCTGAGTATCCACTCGCTTGGATACCAACCGCTAAAGAGTATCCGGATTGGATCGGTCAGCCCAGCGAACCGATGCCAATTGAGGGCTCTGCCTACCAGGAACAAATCGAAGAATATCTAAAACGTGGAGGCCAGGTTCAACATCTGCCAGCTATGCCAGCAGATGTGACTGGCCACGATGATCATCAAATCCTACTTAGAGGCTCAGATGAATGACATCAAAGAAGTTCAACTCAAAAGGAAAATCTCGCTTTGCGGCCAAGGGCCCTCAAAGGCTCCAAAGGATCCTAAAGACAGTGTGGTCTCCAGAGGATGGTTGGCAACGCTGGTCCCCTTCGCGTGGGCAATACATCGATAATGATCAGGCATTACTAGAGGAGAAAAGTTGGGAGAAACAATTTCAAAACTATCAGAGCTCGTCCAAACCAAAAAACGAAGGCAACCGCTCAAGTGTGTCTTCGTTGGAAAGCCCAAGACCGGTAAAACAACCCTCGTCTCATCCTTCGTTAAGTCGCTTCTTGGAGATGTTGAGAAATCAGCAGAACGGTACGGATTCCCAAGACTAGATTGGGCAGCGATTGACTTTCCGGAGATCCTCAACCAGCTACGGCTGCTCTATAGCGAGGATCACGACTTCAACGCTTTCTTTGTTGATTCCGCTGACTGGCTCGAGCAGAAGATCTGGATCCAGGTTCTCAAGGATCAGTTCCGGGAGCAGTGGAAGGACAAGACTATTGACGATATTGGCTTTGCGAAGGGCCGCATCGCTGCGCTGAAGTACTGGCAACAGATCCTCAGTGCTCTGGATGCTCTTCATTCTCATCGAGAGATGCACGTTGGTTTTGTGACTCACGCCCAAGTGAGGACAGTGATCAATCCTTTACTGCCTGAGCACGATCGATGGGAGCCAAAGCTCGACAAACGAGCTTCTGGCTTACTCACCGAGTGGGCTGAGTTGATAGGCTTCCTGGATCTCAACAGCGAGGTCTATAAGCAGGGAGGTGAGGACAAGGTCACGATCAAACAGGAGCGAGTACTCTACGTTGCCGAGAGCTCTGCGTATCTAGCAGGCAACCGTTTTGGGCTTACGGATCCCATCATCAATCCGGATTACGAGACCATTGTCAAAGCGATCAGTAAGAAGTGATACGTGGTCTGCTGTGGCCAAGCGTGGTGGGTTATGTCGGGCTGGTGTCAGGTGTAATCCGGTCTGTCGAGGTTTGTTCGGGCAAAGCCAGGTTGTGTGAGATGCGATGCGGTCTGATAAGGCAAAGTCATCACAATATCAGAATTTAAATAAGCATCCCTTGGGGCAAGGTATGTTGAGACTGTGTACGACCAGGTAAGTTGAGGTTTGCTGGGGTATGATGCGCTGGGATGTGGCTAACGACAGAACAGAGGGACTGATGGTCCTTCTCTCCTATCGTTAGATAGGGCTCAAGGTGTGTTGGGTTAAGGTGGGCTAAGTTGCGTTTCGGTATGTTCGGGCAAGGCTCGACGAGGTGAGGCAAGGCCGTGCTTGGCAAGACAGGACCTAGAATTATACACACTTGGAGTGGCGAGGCGTGATCGCCTCCCAACTTCTACTCTCTCACTCAAGAAAAGGTAATCACTATGGAAATCTTACGTTTCCGTATTAAGGGCGATACGCCTCTGATGATGCACAATAACGTAGCTTGTGACCCGTTGCATCCTTTAGCCAAGCAGATGAAGAAAATTTCGTCTGTACGAAACAAGACGGATGAGCATCACGAGGAGCTTGCTTATATCGAGTACCAAGCTGGGATCTATCACGATCCTAAGATTGGTCCTTACATACCTGGTAGATGTGTTGATGCCTTGCTCAGGGAAGCAGCCAAGTTCTCCAAAAAAGGCAAGACCGTTACGAGAGCTCTGCAAACCGTCGAGGACAAGGTAAAGCTCCTCTACGATGGGCCACGTGATATCCAAGGCTTGTATTCAAAGTGTTACCGAGATCGTAGGCCAGTCACTGTCAACAGAAGTACAGTGATTCGGACTCGCCCATTCTTTGAGGAATGGGCTGCAGAGTTCCAGGTAGCGATTGATCCGAGTCAATTAGATGCCATCGAGGTCAGAAACTTTCTGGAAGTTGGTGGTCGTCTAGTAGGCCTCTGTGATTATAGGCCAACTTACGGAAAGTTTAATCTGGAGGCAGCGGCTTAATATGGGAGAGCTCACCATTTACCCGATGTGGAAAGCGAAAGTTTCCGAAATTCTGGAAGTCTACGAGATTGGTGAGCTCGTCCCTCACCAATACTTTTACGATCTCTTTGATGTTTACCCCAACGAACCTGGGATTACCGTTGATGCCTACAAGAGCAGACAGATTGATTTTATGCAGAACCTTATTGGGTTCCGAGACTGCCTGCTGATTGACCACAAAATTGATCTCGTCAACGTCAGGACAGAGGGCTACCGAATGGTCCCTCCTAGCGAACAGGCAGAGCTTGCAGAAAGACAACTACATCAGCACCTCACCAAGATGCTGGATAAGACAATTCGGAGAGTTTCCTACACTCGAATGGAAGAGTTGGAAGATCACCAAAAGCAACGACATAGAGACGTTGCTGTACGACTAAAACGCTTGTCTCTAATGGCATCACAGGAGCGCAAGCAAATCCCAAAGTTGCGTGAGCAAATAACTTTAGAAAGTGAAGGTATTAATGAGTGAAACCATTCTCTTTGATCCACAGAACACGACGATTGAGATACGCGATCGGATCCTGGGTAGTGGAAATTACACTGGTTCGGTCGATAGCTTCGAACTCCTCGAGCCCATCGCGAATGGACAGCAATACCAAATTACCTTCCGATCTGGAGATGGTACTTCCAGAAAACGAGGTTGGATTGGCCACAAGAACCCAAAGGCTACCGAGATGGGCCACGAGTTTCTGGCGAGACTGTTTTCGGCTCTTGGGATCGTGGAGAAGCTCACGCTGAGTAACGGCAACACACTGCTGGCTGGTCAGCCGGTGGCCTTCTCAGTAAGGCCTACCGGTGACTACGGTGTGTCCCAGTCAGGCAAGCAGTACGAGCGGACTGAGGTGAAGTATGTGAGCTCCAATCTATCTGGACTCCCTCCCTGGGAGGAAGGGACAGGTTGGTCCAGGGATGAAGGCAACAACGTGGACGACTCGGTCGCTCCATTTTAAACAAGCGGGGTAAGTGGGTGGCTACTCCTCCTAAGAGGCCAGTTTTTCCAGTCGCTGGTGCTCTTAAATTAAAGTGGCCGGTGTGTCATATCCCCACAAAGCGATAAGTGAGTTTAAGAGACTTTCTCACTGAAGCTCCCCGCACCACATTGGAAGTGAATGAGAAGAGTACAAGTGTTGTTCACACTCTCGCAAGAGACAGTGGATAAATTATCTAATATCCCCAAGGGAGAACGGAGCAAGTTCGCAGAATCTGCTCTGAGGAGGGAATTTGGAAACAGCGATCAAGCAAGGCAAGACAGCGGACGAGTTGCTAACAGCAATTCGAAAGTTCCAGGACAAGGCTCAGGACAGAGCTCGAGAGGTGTGGACAAGAAAGATCGAAGATCCGGAAGAGGTTGACCAATTGTCCTTCGATGATGACTTCCCTCCAAAAGAGGAGAAGACAGAGCCTGTCAAACCTGAGCTTCCTGAGCCAAAGCCTCGAAGGTCCAACGCGATCTTTGAGGACGTAGGGCTCTTTTGTGCCGAGATGTCTGCACCACCTCAGTTGGTGGATGGTGTCCTTGAGGAAGATTCGGTTGTTGCGTTGGTAGGTCCACCTAATTGCGGCAAGAGTTTTCTTGCACTCGATTGGGCCTGCTCCATCGCGACCGGTCTGTCCTGGCAAGGGAGAACGGTTGCTGAGGGTCCAGTGGTCTATCTAGCTGGTGAAGGAAGGCCGGGACTGCAGAGAAGACTCTCTGCCTGGCAGGAACAGTTCGGGATCATCTCTCCACACCGAATGCAGATCAGTACCAAGGGAGCCGATCTGACAGACCTGGAGTCTGTGCAGGCTATTGCCAGATCTCTGGAGAAGATCACAGAGAAGAATGGAGAGGAGCCCAAGCTGATCGTCATCGATACGGTTGCCAGACATTTTGGTGAATCTGACGAGAATTCCACTCGGGATATGAATAAGTTTATCGGGCTCTTAGATGAGCTCCGGAGGATCTGGTCCTGTGCGATTCTGCTGGTTCATCACAGTGGGAAAGATGCTGCCCGTGGTGCGAGAGGATCCACTGCCTTACGTGGTGCTGTAGATGTCGAGTATGCCCTTGGATCTACTGAGGGAGTGATGACTCTTAGCTGCACAAAATCAAAGGATAGTGCGATTCCTGACGCGATCACGATGGAGCTCCGAGAAGTGACGTTGGAGAACGTGGTCAAGCCCGATGGTTCTCCTGTGACGACTTGTGTTCTTCAAGGAGCAGAACAGGCTCCCAGGATGAAGGGAGGTCTTTCCGGTAATGCTCTCCTTTTCTGGGAATCCTTCCTCGAAGTGGAGAGAGCGGCTCGCCTACAGAGCGAGAACGCTCCTACCTGGTTTCTGGTGAAGGCAGTGAATTCGATCTGCTCTAAAAAGGGAGTGTCGAGAAGTGTGTTGAGCAACATCCGAAACAACTACAAAGGTCTGTTTGGGGAGCTCCATTCACTGCTTAAATTCCAGGAAGATTATGTGGCTAGAGCTAGTTCAATAGATGTTCAACCAGATGTTCAACTAGAGTCTATTTGATGTTCAACTGTTCAACTCCAGCTATCTACGTGGTTGTGTTCAACACACTGTTCAACTGACTGTAAATCTCTCTCCCCCTTAAGGGGGGAGAGATACAGGAACAGGTGAACACCTCGTAAGCTCAACAAAAACCAAAAAATTAGTTCAACCAGGAAATGGCAGGTAACCAAAAGCGACGAGATCAAAAAATTCATAACTTCGTGATCCGAGCCAAAAACCCAGAGTTTTGGTCTCGGCTCTGGGAGGACGTGCTGGCTCTCGAAAAGTACGACCGGAGATATCACGAGGTTCTGGATAAGCATCAGATCCCCTACGCCTACTACCGGGAGTATCTGGATAAGTTCCCAGCAATCAAACAGCAGGAGCTCGAGGTACTGAAAAAGCTGCAGGCAAAGGACCTCGCTCTGACGAGCTCGAGGATCTCTCAGAAGCAGACAGCAAACCTGGAAGAGAGGTTGGAGCAGGGAGAGATCGTGGACTATCGGGAGATTCGGACTGCTATCCAGTCTGCGAATGAGAATGCGAAGATGCTGGATAGGGAGACTTTCGGAGAGAAGGCTGCTGTTCAGATCACCAACATCACTACGGATTTCATTACTGCCCACAAGCTCCGCAAGGAAGCAAAGGTCATTAACCCAACAAAGGAGATTGAGAATGGAGACTCTGACTCTGATACACCGAGACGGTCACCAGGTGACCTCCATCGAGATGACTTTCGAGTCGATCAGCATTGATGAGCTTGAAGATTACTTTGCCAGAGCCTCTCAGGCGATTGGCCACTCGTATGTCAAGGCTGTGGAAGTCAAGGGAATTAGCTTCGAGCAGAGAGCAGAGAACCTCGTCAAGGTCACCGAGGACCTTGCCGCAGGAGTTACCTACCACAGCCAAGCGGACTAAGGAGGTCTATGGAAGAGTTATCGTCTGGAGGCCCAGAGCAGAATCTTGGTGTCAGAGTGAGAAGAGAGATGGGGAGATGTAGCGGATGTGCCTTCTGGGATGCTCAGAATCGTCATAGGCATCCGATTGGGGAGTGTCACAAGCATTCACCTAGACCAATCTTAAAGACGCTTGACGAGGCTTCTGGACACTCTATGGGAGATTGTCAAGATTACTACGCTTTTTGGCCAGTTACCGAAAGAGACGAGTTCTGTGGAGATTACTTCCCCATCGAGATCGAGGTCGAGTGACTCTCTCCCAACGACTCGAGAGGAGATTCACCAAAGTCGCAGAGGCCGAGCCTCCAAGGCTACGGCTCTGCTCACAGTGTGGCTGTTATAAGCCAAATAAAATGCCGTACTGGGAAAAGGAACAGGTGTCCTGCCGGTACTGCTCCCGAATGCGTCGATAGCCTCGGAGGCCTCAAGGCAGAGCAGACACTCTGAGGAAAGCGGAGCTCGTAGCTTCGTCTACCGACGCATTTTCACGACGATCTCAAGGGTTGCTCGATGTACCCTGAGACTCCCGCCTAAACATCGAGTGGCGATTCACCTCGCTAAGTGGTGCTTTACCGCCCCAATCACCCGTGCAGTCGCCAAACTTTCGGGAGGTTGGGGTTCTGTTTGGAGTAAGGGTTGATTCATTGGGAAAGGTGAAAATGAAAGAAACTAAAGATGACCAGACTTGCTTGGGTTGTAGGTTCTTTAGGAAAACAGACGATGCTGTACACGCTGGGTTGGGATACTGCCAGAGATATGCTCCAAGACCTAGGATGTACAAAGTTGTCTTTATTACCAATGACATAGATCGAATGGCTGTTTGGCCTTTGGTACAGCGGGATGATTCCTGTGGAGAGTGGGAGGGAAAGGAAGGGGAAGGATATAGGGCGTTGATTGGTGCTGGTAAGTGAGCTAGTGGGGGTCAAATGGCAAAGGATGACTATCGGCAGGAACTCAAGAGGCTAAAGGAAGAGGTTAGGCTGTTGAAGAGGCTGAAGTGTCTGCGGGAGGTTGAGCGTCAACTGAAAGAGATGCCTCAGAAGGGAGTGGGTGTGGTTGCCATCGTGCCGTCATCGCTGATAATATTTCAGCGGTTAGCCGCGCCTGTTCATTTTATCTGAATTCCTCTCTAGCCCAGTAAATATCAGAGGTCAATCAGTAGAATCTATATGTTCGATAATATATCTTAACGAACATATAGCTTGGTTCGGTGGCTAAATAGGGAACCGATAATCCGCATAAATACTAGGGTTAACTGTGGATAATGGGGATAAGGGCAACAAAAAGGGCAACACTTGGGAACATTATCAGCCAAATTCGACGCTGGGAGCCCCCCTGGGCGTCTTTCAAAAGGGTACGGGGTGGACGACGACATACCCACACCTCCCAAATTCCCCTACACCCAGAACATATGAAGCCGACCTACGGATCCCATCACAGACGTTTTTTCGAGTGGCTCAGCCAACAGCAGGACCGGAAGGATCCGATTGGGAACTTAGCCAGAATGGTCCTGGAAGCATCCAACGAGGACAGTCTGAAGAACGGAGAAGAATATTGGGACCGAGCCTGGTCGGAGTATTACCATCACTACCCCCCCCCACTACCCGATGATCTGAGAACCAGCCCGTCATCTTTTATTTTTTGAAAATGGGAACATACCGCGAAAGAACAGGGGAGAGACACGGCAGGTTGAGGATCATCCGCAAGATTGACGAGGGACCGGAGTTTGAGAGGAT